AGTTACGACATCCATAGGACCTACATAGATCATATCTACCTCTCCTCCAACTGCAGGTGTACCTCTTAAGATCTCAAAAACGATATTCTCAGGAACTTTCCGGTTTACGTCTTTGAAAAACTTAGTCTTGTAGAGATTTGTTTCGTAAGTAAGAGATTCGTTTTCATCGAAAATCTGTTTATAGTACTTGTAGGCGTCCTCGTAGAACTGCTTTACAAACTTCTGTACCTTATCAGAGAGCAACATAATACCCTGTAGTCCTCCTCCTGCAATGACGGGTGGGACAGGTCCTTTAGCTGAGATTAGAAAAGGATCGTCAGTTCCTTGGATTATAAGCTTGATATCCGAGTAAGGTTCGTGTTTGTAGCCAGGGATAATAGGTACTTTTTCAGCTCTTAAAACTCCTTCGATAGTCTGCCCGTCCCGGTCTCGAACGCTCTTTACTCCTTCTATAGAGTTAATTGCATTAATAATTCCGTGCTCTTGCCTCTCTCTATTAAGTTCTTTTGGACCGCCAGCTAGTATTAAAGAGCTAGCTCCTTTATCAGTTTTAAATTTGAATAGTGAGAATTCACGACTTCCGTCGGGTTTAGTATTCTGATTATTAAGTTCAGAGTTAGGAGCAATAACTTCAGGAGCTTGACCGAACTCTTTTTCTATAATCTCAGCAAATTCAGCTGATGAAATTTTGCCTGTGTTACCTATCCTATAGTCGTTAGACATATTGGAAAAGTTTTCTGGGTATTTTTGAATTAGTAGCTGTTTGGCAGCTAGTGTATTTGCTCTCAAAGATGCTTCAGTAAGGTTAATTTTAAATAATCCTTCTAAGATACGAAGATCTTCCTCAGAGTCCAACTGCGGATAACCCTTAGCACATCTCCAAGACCATTCCTTGATTATCTTGTCGACTAAATCCATTAGAGTCCTGCGAATACGTCCTCTCCAGCTCCGGGAGTAGCTGCGGGGGTTTCTGCTCCTGTCTCGGCTCCTGCTTCAGCACCGGCATCAGCACCGGCATCAGCAGCCGGTTCAGGTGCTCCTGCTCCTGCGAATACATCTCCTCCTGCTCCCTCTTCTCCTCCTAGTGCATCCATTCCTGTCTGGATTGGACCGTGGGAGAGAATGATACCGATCTTGTCGAGTGCCTGCTGGTACTCCGGTAGGTTGGCTAGGTAGTAGCGCTTACCCTCGATATTGGCTTCAAAATTCTTACCCATCCACTTTAAGACCATATCTTGTCCGGACTTAAACTCTACCTTGAACGTAGAGGGTTTAGGGGACATCCATCCTACCTTCTCTACAAATTGCATGTACTGGGGTGTTAGGAGATGGGTGAGAGTCTTTTGCAGGGTAGGAAACTTACCGAGAATATTCAACGTAGGGTCTGTTTGGTCCCTCTTCGGGCCCTGGACCGGGGGCTGGGCAGCCTCAATAAGCACCTCAAAGTATGCCTCTTGAATTATATCTTTAAGCTTATTTAGTTTCATTTCTTCTTAGAATGCTGGGCGATTGCTGCGCCGATCTTAACTCTTCTACCTTTGAGGTACTTATCAGTCTTGTCTACATCGCCGTCGTTGTCGATATCTTTATCTTCTTTACCGACTTTGTCTAGTTCTTTTTTAGCTTCTTCCATAGTTACTTTAACTGGTTCTTTTTTGCTAGGATAAGCTTCAACATAAAACTCTGATTCAGGGAACATATCAGATAATGTATCAGCTCGTTTTTCGGCTTCTTCTTGAGTATTAAAGTAACTATGATGTCCTATACGACCATATCCTCCATCTTCTAATACATGATAATACATTTTAGCTTTTTCCTCTACCATAGCCTGATCCATTGCTGGTTCAGCTAGTTCGAACTCAAGGTAGTGCTTGGCGCTGCTGACCATTGAGTTTGCTTTTGTGATTTTGGACTGCCACCAGGCGGGAAAATCAACTTCAGCCTCACTGTCAAACTGATCTACCATCTTATAAAGCTGGATAGCGTATTTTGCAATCTGGTAAAGCTCTGATTTGATCATGTGCGGCTCGTGATCTTCATGACCTAGGTCTAAATCTTCATCTAACGATTCAGCAAACATATCGTTAACTAATTCTTGAGCCATTGAGTTTAAATCAATCTTATTTTTACCACGTCCCATATTCCAAACACGCCCTAATGCAATTTCAAGATAACTAACTCGATCATCTGAAGAAACCATAGCTTCTCCGACTGTAACTGAATCATTAGATTTCATAGTATCGATCTGCTTGTAAAGTTCTGGATCCTTAGCTCCTGCTAATTGAGCAGCTTTTTTTGCGGCCTCTCTAGATGCAGGATCTGGGGAAATTACAAAAGTTTGAGATTCCTCTAATACTTCTTTAACGGCTTTTAAAATATCTTCTTTTTTCATCTTCCCTTTGTTTGGTGCTACGAAATAGGCATCATCGCCGTAAGTTGATAACCCTTCTTTGAAAGGTCTTGGGCAAGGAGTTCCTTTGACGTGAGTATGTCCGCATCTTCCGCAATATGTAGCTTTCTTTTCAGTCAGTACCTCTTTGATAGCTTTTAAAATAGCTTCTTTATTCATCTTTAATTTTTTTTTAGCTACATTTCTATTTTCCTTATAAAAATCTTCAAGTTCTTTAGTTGAAAGATTGCTTTCTAGTTTATCGGCTTCTACTTTGTCTAGAAAATCTTCAACGGTTTCCGAGTTAGTCGCATGAAGAATAAGGTCCCCTAAGTCGCTTTCCTGCAGCTTCATATTATTTAGCTAAGAAAGCTCCTCCTGCTGATAGTTTGATTTGTGTAATCTTTACATCTAGATTAAGACCAGCTGCTAGTGGCAGGCTTGCGGCTGTGCTGCCATCTGCAAACTTAACAGATTCGATTACAGTGCTTGAGGATACTGAGGTAATTGCTCTCCAGCTACCTGATACTGGGGAAGTACCTGTTAGGTAATAGCCTCCGTTGAAAGTTACTTTAGACATGGTAAGGTTTTTTCTTTATAAATAGATCACTGACAGTGATAGTTAAGGTACCTCTGCAGGGCTTTTGCATACGTAGTGCCTTTGTCTTTAAGTTTACCCCTAGCCGCTCTTACTTTTGTACATGAAAGCTTACCTAATCTCTTCTTGAGGATGCCTGGATTCATAGGATCGTGAATTCCTTCTGCCAGCACTTCAGCTGCTAGTTCCTGGATCAGGTTTGTGAATTCTGTATTTTTCATTCCTAGTTATCCCATATAATGTGTTTAAACTTTTCTGGAGGTATGTTGTAGAAATCAGTTCTCCATTTTGACTGTCCAAAAAAGTCTAGATCAAACCATTCATTTTTACGTTTTAGTACTTCTACTGCGTGCATGTTCCAATCTTGTGTCAAGATAAAATTTTCAATTGCTAATTTTCTCTCTACAGTAGGTTCGTACTCAAACGAATCCCACTCATAGTGGAATACCTCAAACACATTACCTTTTTCATCTACATAATCTATACTTATATCGATACCCCATTTTGGTTTCATTTTTATAATCTTCCAAAGGAGGTTGTTATGTTGTACATAGTGCCTTAGTTGCTCTAATGCTTCACCGCTATACCCTTTTCGTTCAAATAAGTCTGAGTGGTTAATATGAGCTCCTGTATATGTACTGTCTAGTGTAAGCCAAGGTTTTCTTATTACTGTTTCGTGTCTTCTTGTACTAAGCGGATATCCGTTTTGCTCTGCGTATAATTGCTCTACCGGAGTTAAATGATACCCATTTTGGTCAAATAGCCTAACACAATCTTCAGTAGAGAATATATCTAGATCCTGAATTGGATTGCTCCAATGAGATATTGAATCAAAATTCTCTAGTGCTAACTGTATTCGGTTAGCCATTTTTTTTATCGACTATCGGCCCTCCTACCACCCAGGCGTCGCAGGTTCTAGAGGCTGCGCACTTAAACTTTAGAAATCTGCAGTATCCTAGCTCACCGGCATCAATCACATCGTAAGGATCTTCCGTACCCATGTCCGATCCGATGCCCTTGGCGATACAGTCTAGAGTCTTAGCTGTAATATCAAAAGCGGCACAAGTACCGCAAACCATATTCTTAAGCTCTTCAGCTGTATCGACCTGCCACATATCCATCTTCTTCTTCCAGAACTTTTCGTTCTTTTGGGAAGGGTCAGCAGGGCCGTATCCGTATTCGTCAATAGCTTTCTGTCTGTTCTCAAGATTGAGATCAATGTCCTGTGTTGCGGGAGGGCATTTAACCTCTGCTTCGCTGATGAGTTTACTTAGCTTCATCTTGCTTGATGATTTGATCGTAATGATCCATTGTTAAAGTTTCACCCTCCGTGGAAAGTCTGATAGCGTTATCGGCCATGAAATGTAGATCTACGTCTGCCTGAGCATCTTCTCTGGCATATTCTAGAAGTCTAATGAATAAGGGAATATCCAGAATAACTTTATCTTCCGGATTAGTTTCTTCTAAGAGAAGGTCAATTAGTTTCATAATACTTCTTATTTTTTCTCTCTAATCAGCAGCTCCCCTAGCACCTCTAGCCGGCCTACCTCTCTTTGAAATTCAATAGCGGTCATATCTAATGATATGCTTTTTAAGGTACTTTCAAATTCTTTTTTAGCAGACTCTTCGTCGAACTTACCGGCTGTTGCCTTTTTGTAGTACGGGGCCTTGACCTTAAAGTGATGCCAAGTCAAAAGAGCTAGTCCGCCCTTCTCTTCGGCATTGGATGCTATCTTAGCAGCACCTGCACCTCTTGTGGTAGCAAATTCCTCGAAAGTTTCTTTTGCTTTTTTTTCTTCTAAAAGTAGGTCTATTAGTTTCATAGTAGTTCTTATTTACTTTTTCTTTTTCTTCCATCTGCCTCCCAGCTCCTTATACTTCTTGGAAGCCCATAAGTTAGCTAAAGCTGAAGGGTAAGTATCGTACTTGGCCTTGGCCTGGCTTATAGCATAAGACCATTTGTCGGGCTGGGTTGGAGAGTATCCTGACTTTTCTATGAGCATAGAGCTAAGAGTCTCTATAACCTGTTCCTTGGTTACTTTAGCAGCTTTAGTGTTAGGGACTACCTGAGCTCCCTTTGACCCTGCTTTTTTCTTTTTAGCAGCCGTAGCAGCTCTCTGACTCTTGGTCAAGGACCGGGCCTTGGCTATAGGTAAGCATCTGTCCGGGTTTTTCTGATTTTTTGAAGTACCGCAGGCCCCTGCTATATTGCCGCTTGAATCTATCCGTACCCATTTTGCTTTTACCCAATCACGTAAATTTTCCTCCATACCACCTTCCACAATAACCTCCCTGAGGAGGTCACGCATAAAGGCTTTTATGTCAGATCTATTTACCTTGGCCACGATACTTCTTGGTATAGTTCTTGCTGGTTTTAAGAACTGAAGTCTTGGTCTTAGAATGTACCCCCGGTCTGCTGACCTTCGGCCTGTCCTGGAATGTTGATACTGCTTGAGACTTGATCTTAGCCATTACTTGACTTTGATGACGTCCGCTTTAAGTACTTTAACTCTTTTTCCCTCGATGATTGCAACAGCCTTCTTTCCTAGGTTGGAGACGTATCTCTCAATCTTTTTTCCCTGGTAGTACTCTCCTGGGGTAAGAACCGGGGCAGTAACAGCTACAGGAGCTGCTTCAATTACAGGAGTCAATTCGATTTCCGGGGTTATCTCCGGGGTAGCTACAGCTACTAGTTCGTTGATAATCTCGTTATCAGTATGCTTCTTCTTTGCCATGTTTGTAAATTTTTATAAGTAAATGACCAGAACCTTTAATGACACGGTGCCACTCGTGTTTCTTAATAAATATCCTTTCACCCTCTTTAAGAAGGATGGGCATTTCATTGTCTCTTTGGAACTGCCAATCACTAGGGCAGAGTGGTTCTACAGTACGATCTTCGTCGTCCCTATGCCACATTAACTCTATTGGGTCAATGTTTTCGGTAAATTCTCGGATGATGTATTTGTCTGTAACTTCTAGATCAGTGTAGGGTCTCATTTGAGTTTTACTATTACACCACCACTAGTACCATATGGTTTTACAATAGCATTAGGGAATTCATATTTAATATATCGTGTGTAAAGGTTTAATCTAGATACATTTGCAGTTTCACCTTCTTTTTTTGATGGGGTGAATGTTATAGTATCAATTTCAGGGTGATTTTGAATATCTTTTTTAATAATAGCTGTTACAGTTGCCATAACTCTAAACAGTTCACCTTTATTTGTTACAATATCATCTCGTTCCAAATCCGGTTCATCTTCATCTGAGACATAGAATCTTACTCCTAATACGTTAGTTGTATCCTCGTCATAGAAATCTAAATCATCATATTGTAATTCTACAGTATATGGATAATTTTCAGTATAAAATCCATAAACTCTCATAACATCATAATCACCATAAAAATCAAATTTATATGGTTGAGAACTTGAGTCTCCTATTTCTTTTATAAGATCTATTAACTTAATCATATCACCAGAAACCACCAAAGCTTGATTTAAGTCCAATCAACTTGGCGTACCTTGGGAGTCTGCAAGACCAGTACCCGGGCTTGGTTTTATCGTTTTTCTGATCGCAGTTGTGACGGCTGGCAAAGTTACGGCGTGCTTCCGGATTGTTGATCTTAGCAGTCAGTCCTGTAGTACCTCCGAAGTTCACTTTGATAGTTTTGCCGGTCTTAGGGTTGCGGGTATAAACGAAGAACTTCTTAGGTCCTCCTCTTTTGGGTTTATTCAAAGCTACTTCCTTGCCCTGGTACTTAGCCTCGGCTAGTGCCTCGCTTGTAATGTCCACAACCCAGATATCAGGATCGGGATTGGTGCCTGAGTCAATCAGGCTGTGAAGGATATCTTCTCCTACTACGATCTCGTACTTTATTACTCCTGCCTCCTGGTACTTCAGGACTACGGGCATCTGGACCTGATCACTGTCAGTGAAAGTCACAATCTCACCTGTTGCAGGATCTTCCATGACGGGGTCAATATCGGAGTACTTTGCAGTATATCCGAATCCTCCGGATGCCTTGGATATATCAGAAAGCTTTTTCCACTGCTGTTCTCCCATCTTAAAGATCTGAGGATTTGTAGAGGCTTGAGGCCAGGTTGCTTCTGCATCCGGGATTACAAAAGTAATCTCTTCCAGCATCGGGAAATCTAAAGGTACTTTTTTCCCTTCAAATTCAGCATACTCACCTACCTGGGTTTCAAATAAAAGCTCCATATCTTCTAGACATAGATTCTGTAGCAGACCTTCGTTCATAAGTAGACGTGCCTGACGAATAGTGTTGAAGTATTCTTCTGACCCTGGACGGTAAATATTCTCGTATAAAGGATTGCCGGTCTGCAAATGGTAGCGAAGACCTTCTGTTAGTACTGTCGTAACTTTTGACTCAGTTAAAATCATTGAAGTTTCTTTATAAATAGTTACTCCAGGTGCTTCTTAAGGTGGTCAAGATATTGATTGACGTTCTTAATGATTTCGACTTTTTGCCGGGCAGGATTGTTGCCCCAGTCCTCTACTGTACCGTCCTCGGTAACGAAGGAGATTGATTCTCCTAGCTGTTCGATCATCCACTGCTGCAGGCCCTCGGCCCAGCCCTGCATATTACCTTGCATCATCTGCTTTTCATACTCCTGGTATAACCCGGCCCGTCTAAGACCTGCCTCCATATCAACGGTACATTCAAAGCAAAAGCCGTGAATCTTATACATTTTTTTAGCTAGGTGGTGGTTCATAGAACCGCTGCATTTAGGGCAGATGAGCGGGGTCTGAGCTAGCTTCTTAGCACCGTCGAGTTTGGTGACATTCTGTCTAACACCGTTTTTAATGGTCCAGGTCCTACCATCTTCTAGCCAGGTTTCACCCTCGGTATGCTTTTGCTTTACCTTCTCGTACCCTGAACCGACCATGGTCCGGTTGTTAAAATTTTTAGTGATGAGGTTCCGGGCTCTGTTTACAGCCCTCTCATCAAATTCCTTCTTTAGATGGCTTGACATAACCTAGTGTTTCTAATCTTCTGATAATTAAGGTGGGATCCCCGTTCTTGGGGTGATAAATTCCTATTCCTCCGGCATCTTTCCATCTCTCGATAGTATCTTCCCGGTCATCGATCAAGATGTCATCGGGTCCGGAGCATTCTAGGTGCTTTTCTTTAGCTTGTCTAAAGATGATAGGAGGGATAGGATCAAGTTCTCTATTCGCCCATTCTACTTTGCCGTCTCTGGATGATTGCTCGGATGAAGGAGCGGTAAGTAAAGTAGGATTAAAATCCTGGATGTGCTTCCATAAAACTTTTCCGTAAGGAGTCCATTCCATTCCTTCCCAGAAGATCTGCCCGATCGGGGCGATGGCACTCCAGAACCCTGCCTTGCCTCTCCGTTCTTCATACTCGGCTGGAAGCATTTCAAAGTAGTGATCAAACCTCTGATCGAAGTCCGTCAGCACTCCGTCCATATCACAGAAGAGCTTGCCTCTAGGTTTTGGATTCTGCTCTTCTTCAGTAAGTAGTAAATCTGCTAATACTCCCATCTTTAATTTAGGTTTGGTATGCCTCCGATCTGAGGGATCCGGGCTTTAAACTTATCGTAGACTTCTTTCCTCTTTTCTACCGATATTACTTCTGTATCAACCAAGCTATCTAAGTACTGATCGACAGTTGACTGAAAGTCAGTCTTGTCGTAGTTTGCTTTCATGTAAAGCCCTTGGATGTTTGCATCTACTTCTTTAGGTAGCATGAAGTACTTGTAGAATGTCTCTGGATTCTGCCTTATCCTCTTGCGCATGGCTAGGTCACCTCGCATCCATTTGGTGGGCTGGAGCTGGGCTCCGGACTGGGTAAGGTGTTCGATCTCGTGACGGATGAGATCGGTCAAAGTAGGTTGTATCTTTTGAAGGAGGCTAGCACCGTCTCCGGGATTAAACGCTATTATAATATCTAGTTCACCGTCATCTGATGAAGCCTCTCCGTCGATGTAGTACTCCCCGGGCTTGACCTCATTAGATTGAGCAAACTTTAGGTTAACTTCTACAGTGATCGGTTTACCGTCTTTTGATCTAGTTCCTTTCTCGCTCTGGCTTGTAAACTCTCCTAGGTACGCTACCTGGGATTCTGTTGATAGCATAGCTCCTAAAGAGGACATTCCGTACTTTCCGGCAATCTCAATGTCCTTCTTCCCAGGCTCTCTTATGGTCTTAATGTTATATCCTTTAACTTTATTTATAGATTTTAAAAGTTTATTCGCTTTTTCTATTTCACCTTTTAACTTTAAATCCTTCGCTTGTTTTTTTAGCTCTTCTTTCCCCGTTATTAAAACGTTTAAAGCATCGTTAACAGCCTGCCTAACATCAGCAACGATGGAGCGGTATTTGGTACCTTCTTCTAGGGTATCTTGATTTTTGATCGAATCTTCGTACTCTCTCATAGTCATACTTCCCAGGAAATGTGCCTCTTTTTCGATCTCGTTTAACGCTGAATCCTCCTGGGTGTTGGTGGTAGTGATCATCGGCAGACGTCCTTCTAGATTCTGCATATGGTGAATCATCTCATGGCAGAAAGACCTCATAACGTCTTTGGGGTGACGGCCTGTCACATACAGCACGACTTCTTTCTTACCAGGATCGTACGTAGCAGTCTTACCAAAAGTCTTAGCAGCGTTTTCTTCATCTTGTCTGGTTTTGATGTCCGGTAGCGGGACTACCTTCATACCTTTAGCTATCATATGCTCAAGTATCCCGGCGATATACGGTACGTAGTTGAAGTACGTTCCTAATTCGTTGATGGGTTTTTGCTGGGGTGTAAAGTCAGCAGGTCCTGTTGGTTCAGCCTTGTTGTAGATCATCGGGGTGATGACGATCGATTGACCGTTGAAATCAACGATGACATCATCCGGGGCTAAATCCCGGAAGTAAACCGTAAGGTCTTGCATCCTTTGACGGACTACCGATGGGACGACCGAGATCGGGGTGACGGGAGTACCCATACTAACTTCCGAAGTCTCTTCTTCCTTTTCTGCTTTTTCTTTTTTGCTTTCTCCTAGGAAGTTGCTAAATACATCATCGATGGCTTCAGCCATTTTGTACTCAGGAGTTGCTTTTAAAATTCCGAGTACTGCTTTTTTATCGTCTGCTGAAAGTTCTTCAGGCATCCATTGACCTGTTTTTAGGTACTCGGCATCTGTTCTGACTGTAGTAGCAGATAGTTTTTCTTCGTTGATCGTTGACACAATTTTTAATTTTGCTTTATCGTAGAAATTGTCTTTGTTAAGCTGCAAAGCTTTAAATTTACCTACATCTCCCGGTTCGCTAGAAGAACCTACTACATAGTCTTGCTTTGGGTTAGCTTCGATCTCCTGGTAGATTGAAAGGATAGGTGTGATCGGAGCGATTTCAATCTCGGTAGGCTTACCTAAGTACTTTGCATATACCTCCCAGATCTCTTTTGACTGCTGAGCTGTGATTATTTCTCCCTCTCTGATCCTACCACCGATGTAAATCTTGATTAAATCTACATCCTTGGCTAGCTCTTTAGCGATGTGGAAGTGACCGCGGTGAGGTGGTTTGAAGCCGCCCCCGTAAAGTCCGATCACAGTTCCTTCTGCTTCAGTTAGCGTTTGAGCAACGGCCGCTAAAGCCTTTTCTTTATTGTCTCCTTTAGGAGTACCTACTTCCCCGGACTTAACTGATACCATCGAGCGGAAGATTCCCGCTACGCGGTTCTTACTTCTAGGATTTTTTAGTGAGCTTGTGACCTGGTCTAAAAGTTTTTCAAAAGACTGGCTTAAATCAAAGTCCTTAAGAAGGTTTTTAATATCCTCCCAGTTATTGGATTTCCAAATCTCTTCTCTAGCTATTTCTTTGAAATTATCCAGAGTTACTTTTCTAAGGGTTAAATTTACACTAGAGAGGTTGAATTCGTATTCCTGATTTGCTTCTAAAGGCGGTACGTTCTTGATTCCCAGACGGGCAAATACTTCGGCCGGATCCTGCTCCAGCAGCGCAGTCTTAACTAATCCTAAGATCAAACCCTGTACTTCTGCGGGTAGGTCCAGGAACGAGTTCTTAAACTGATGCTCTACCTCCGATAGCGATACCATAATATCTACCTGGATTGATTCACCGGGTGCTCCTTTGATAGGATATAGTACCGAGATGATCTCTCCTGAATTGTAGAATCTTTTACCGGCATACCTCTCGCTTTTAAAAGGCATAATCAAGGAATCGGGCATCTTTGATACCGTATCGATGATCGCCTGCTTGGCTACTTTCTTATCATCATACTCAAAGGTAGCGATAATGTCTAGGTCACCAAAGTCAGGCTTTGAACCTGCTTTCACGCTCCCGGAAAGACTGGAGACTTTATAGCCGGGGATCTTACTGAGTACCTTCTCAGTAAAATCGTTGAACGTATCCTGGACGTTCTGTCTCTTGATTCTATTTCCTCCTGCTACACCGCTCATTTAATCTGGTACTTTATAAGATTTGAATCCTCGGGTAAAAATTTACCCTTTAGCTGTAACCTCTCCTGGCTGGCAATCCAGTAATCCTGAAGATCTTCCGGGATATCGGCCCGGGTGCTGTCAAGTATCTTAAGGTAGATGTCGTAGACTCTGTTCAGGTCCTGCTCACTTAAGTTCTTCTTAAGGGATTCAATGATGCTAAAATAGTTCTCTAATATCTCATTGCTGAAATCAGCGCCGTAGAGTTTGTTTAGTAGCTCGATGGCCTGGGCAGGAGTTTTAGCTTCTACTTCCTGGGTGTCTTTGTTCTTAACTCCGTAGTTATGGGAGAAGATATATCCTTTGTTAGCAAATAAAGCTACCAGGAGCTGGGTCCTATGCAGGCCCTTAACGTTACCGGAGTAAACGCTAGAGTAATAAGCGAACTTAAGCCAGTCTATATCTCCTACGTTTATATCAATCTGAACGTTTTTCTCTAACTGCTCTCCTGCCTCATTAAACTGAGGGGCTTGGAGGAATAGCGCTCCTGCGGAAGATCCTTTTACATCAACAGCAAGGTTGGTATCAGACTCTTGGATTTTTTCGGCAATAGCTACGATCACAGCTCTTTTCATAAGCTGGTCTTCAGAGGCTGTCCTAGATCTCTTTTTAAAAAGTTCAAAGAGTTCCTGGACGTGCTTCTGATCTAACCCCCAGTCCTGGATCTTATCAAAGCTTTGGTCTGAGATCGCTAAATCGATATCTCCAGATACCTCTTTCTTGCCGGCAGAGCCTAGGGTCTGCATCTGCCTGAAGTGCGGTTCGGCTGCGGGGAATAACCTTTTGAATTCTTTTAAAAAGTTAAGCAGGGTAGGTTTGATATCCTCCCTGTTAATCTTATCTGTAGTTCCAAATACGTTTCCTCCCATTTTTTTACTATTTATCTACCTAAAGATAGGCTCTTTATAAATAGCTTACAACTTTACCGATAAAGGATATGTCTGAAAGGATGGTTCGTCGGCAGGATGCTCTAAAAGGTAGAGTTTATAGATGAGCTGGAACAGTTCAAAGTTCTCATCGATGTTATCAACTACTTTAAGCTCCCATCCCTTACCCTGGAATGCTCCGTCCTTGTTAGAGGCAGTTCTCTTAGTTGATTTTAGCCAGATGATACCTGTCCGGTCGATCTTCTGCCCGTACATCTCCTCCCAGGCCTTGGCATAAGCCGATAGCTGTAGTTCGTGAGATTTATGTAGGGAGTTAGAAGTCTTGATATCCAGCAACCAAACCTCATCACCAATCTTGGCAATGATATCAGCAGTACCGGCGTACTTATGGACGTCTGAGAAGGTAAATTCTTCGGTAGCAATGACGTCAGGGGCCATAGCCTTCCAAGCTTCAACGAATTTATTGATCATCTGCCATACCAGCAGCGAGTACTTAGCCTTGCCGTAGTCATCCATCCACTGGACTTCCCCGCCTTTGATCAGCTCCTCGGCTGCATTGTGGACTGCCGTCCCTTCTTCACCTGCCCTTCTCATAATGAGATCGGCGTTATGACCTACGTCCTTGATCCACTGCTCAAAGAACTTATTTTTGGGCATGTACTGCAGGATCGTAGTAACGGAGGGATAATAAAGGCCTTCGCCTCTTCTGTAAACCCGGCGGTCCGGCAGAGTGATCTGCTTTAGCTCTCCGTCGAACTGAATGCGTTTTTGCTTATGCTCTAAAAGAAAATTGGAACCTGGATAAATCATACGAAAGCTAATTTGTGTCGGAGGAGGTCACTGAAAGTCAGCTCCTGGGACTGTTGAATATGGTGGGTGAAAGTAGTAAAACCCATCTGTGAAGGATCTTTATCGATCATGTCAACAAGGAACACTCGTTTACCCATAGCAAGGAATTGCTCAGAGTACCGTAGCGCACTTTTTAAAGCATCTTTATCCAATGCTATATAAATGTCTTGAACCTTGTTTGACACTAATTTTAACATTAAACTCTTAGATAAGGACTTACCTAAGATCGGGACAGCATTACGTTTAACAGCCATGGCATCGAAGACTCCTTCAACTAAGATGACGGGCTGGTCCCAGTTAATTAAATTCTCAAATCCTATCACATCCTTGGATGCGGGAGGATTCTTGTACTTAAAATAATTATTCTCAAAGGTCCTGCCAACAAAGAAGTTTAGCTGATTATTTTCATCGTATGAAGGTACGATGATCCTTCCAGCATAATCTCCGGTGGTGCAGTAGCCGATGTTATATTTTAAAAAGTCGTTCTCGGTAAGACCTCTTTTATAGAGGTAGTTCCTGATCTTGTTTGCAATAACGGAAGTCCGGGTGGCGGTAGAGAGGGGTTGAAACTCTTTAGGAAGCTCTACAAAGGTAACCTCGTAGTCAGCTGTCTCTCCTTTCCTAACAAGCTTTAAGACCTGGTTCGCTTCATCCTTACCTAGCTTCATCTGCCTTAGCAGAGACTTAACAGTCCTACCCCGGGCACTACAAACCCAGCACTCCCACGGATTCTCCCCCTTCTCGTTAGTACTCAGCTTGATCTCAAGCTTGGGTTTACGATGGTTGCAGAACGGACAACTAAATGCATAGTTATCCCGGGCCCTCTTATTAGATTTCCCCAGTACGTTCTCGATTGCGCTTAGCAGTATAGGATTCTCCATGCGGAGGCATTACATAGTTATAACCTTAATATAAGAACGAAACCGTTCCGAACCAACTTAATAGTCGATTAACTTTATTTGACCGTCGGCGGTTGCCATTACGTTGTTGTCATCTCCAAACATATCAACTTCTTCAGGATCAATGCCGGTTTGAACCAGCTCCTCCCTTGCACCGGTAAAGACCTTCTGCAGGTACGGGGATAGGTTTGAAAGTAGGCTCTTATCTCCTTCGCTAAAGAACTGATCTAATATACGAACGTTCTTTTTAATTTCCTGAGAGTATTCCTGAGAGACTGGCTGCAGGTTTTCGATTTGATACCACCCTCCTTTTTCCATCTTAACTGCCTTACCGATGTTTGCTAGGTATTTAAATTTTTTACCCTGGGCTTTTACCATAGCTTGCATTTCGATGTCATCCTGGGTGATTTTAACTAGATACCCTTCTTTAGGCTGGTAACCGAATTCCGGTACGGGATTGGGTGCATTATAAACAACTCCTTCAGATCCTGCTCCTACATAAGTAGCTCCAGCTGCTTTAAAAGCATCTTTGATCTTAGAGTAAGTGCTCTCAGTAAGAAGTGCTTGGATTAGTTTCATATAAAATCTTTCCTGTAGAATTTACCTAATATGTTATCGTTGTAGTATAACTGATTATTCTCAATGGCACCGTATTTAAATAAATATTTACACTCATAGTAAGTAAGCATCTTTTTACCGGTAGCAAGTTCTAAAATCTCTTTCTGGAATTCTTCTTTAGGGAAGGTTCTGGTTAAAGATAAGAACTCTTTGTTGGATCCGTAGTAACTAGCCCAGTCACTTTCTTTGGTGACTAACTTGGTGATAGGCTTGCGGCCAGGGCCAGTCTGTTCGGCGATCTCTTTTTTGGTGAGCTTAACCTTCCGGGTAAAGTACATGACTTTCTTGCCGATATATTTTTTGTTGGTAGGGGTGTGGGTGATCTGGTAGATAAATCCGTAAGTGCCTTCCGGCATATCGGAAATTTTAGTGATCATCCTACCCTTGTAAGTCCAGGTAGGTTCTGTCATGATATTAAATATCTAGTGCGATAACAAAAGTCATATCCGTGTACCTGGATTTAGGTATCGGTTGACCTAGCTTAGCTACTGCTATGAGTTCGTTTGAATCGTTGTAAAGTCCTACCGTTGTGATGTAGGGTTGGAAGTAGCTCCCGGTAGCAAAATTGTAAGTATCTCCGTTGCTGCCTGATTTGATAGAAGGGTTCTGGGAGTAATTAAGACTGCTTTCATTTACCCGACAGCGGTACTGATGCTGGAAGATGGTATGAGAGGTTTGCCAGTTTACATTAGTACCGTAGCCGACAGAGTCTTTTAACAAGGATACTAGTTGATCGGTTTTGCTGATAACGCATATCCCGTGCGGGTAGAAAATATTACCTACGTTAGTACGTCCCCCTATGCTATAATCTACATTAGAGCTTGAAACAAAAAGTATCTCTACGGGCCCAGCGTCGGGTGTTGGATCTGCGAACTGATAAACTGAGCTATCAGTTAGCATTACTCCTGCATTTTCATCATAGGTAATTCCACGATTACCTATTACCTGAACTTGAGTAGGACCTGCGTTATCATAGAATGGGCTTTTGTTAGGGGTCCCTTGCCACGACGCTGAAGCGAATGTATACCCTGCAGGTGGGGATACTGGATCTGTTGTGATTTGAGAGGAGTCATTAAAGCTTGAAAATGGTGCTGATTCAGAATAGAAGGTTAATACCTGTACTGTGATCGTGGTGTCGTCAGCGATTTGCAAATTCCCTTCTCCATCGTCAGCAATAGTTATTGAACCCGTTCTAAAGGTAAAGCTTGAAGGCTTGATTGCTTCCCCGAATCTATCCCTTCGAATATCTACTACAAAGATGTCTGTGTTATCGATAAGAGTCAGGCTACGGGAATAAAATAAAGTAGATTGGTTGTAATTTTCAAAACTGCCGCTTTCTACTGAAGAGCTGAAATTCGAATAGTATAAATGGTTTATAGAATCAAATACTAAGCTAGAGTATTGATTTTGTGTCTTTAAGGATGCCGAAGAGAAGAGGGATGCTCTATCCCTAGTTCCGATATAGAACTCTACACCTGCACTCCCGCTATCGCCGAAGAACGGTAAAGAAAATGATTTATGCGCAGTATAAGGTACTACGAATGCATCCTGCTTGTTTAGTCGTATAAATGCACTCATTCATTTAGAAATCAAGCTTAATTCTAATTAATGCTTCTTTAGTGAAGTCCTTTAGTAGGGGTCTTGATAGCTTTGCAACCGCTAGCAGTTCGTTGTTGTCGTTATACATACCAACTGAAGTGATGTAGCTCTGAGGTGCGTTTACCATATTACTGATCCTTAGATCTCCTGACCCGGTGATGTACGAAGGGTTAGTAGAGTAGTTGAACTCACTGTTTCTTACCCTTGTAAATACAAACTGTGAAGATACTGTCTCTTGGTAGTTAAGTTGAAATGCTGCTCCTGCCTTAATGGCGTCGTAGAGCCTAGCTGCATTAGTTGCGGTGACGGCTAGAGATCCGGTTCCTCTATTGATGGATAATCCGATACCGCCCTGGGCTGCTGATCCGCTTAATGCTAAACCGCTCAAAAGTATCGTACCGATATCAGGTAAGAAGAACCCGTAAGATCCTGATGCTAGCGTAAAGCCTGTTGAGTTTACTACCGTAGCGGGAGTTCCGTTTGATCCGCTCACTACTTGAAAAACTCTTCCTGCATCGTTGAATTGAATGGTAGATGTAGCTGCACTGTTGTCAGTAAGCTTAAGAGTGTTTGCGCCGTTGGTAAGTGTTAGGTTAAAGGTACCCGGTAGTAGGGATTCTCTATACCTGTCTCTATCGATACTAATTGCGTAGAAGTAATCGCTGGTGATACTACCTCCGAACTTAAATGAGCTCTCCTCATCACCTAGTACCAATGTGCGGTATTGTCCGTAGACTGTTTTAGTTGGGGAGTAGCCCGGAACTGCGCTGTTATAGGGTGCGGTTCCTAGGCCAGCAACGTCGGCGTAGGCGATTGCTAGCTGTACTTCTGAGCCATTGAGCTGTGATCCGGTCTGATAAATATCTAGGTAGTAGTTCCCGGAGGTGGAGGTGGGCTGGGTTGAGGAAGTGAAAAAAGTTGAAAGTATTGGAGTGTTTGTACTCCAAACTGGAGCTGATACTGGCTCAGCGCTTACTACTAAATCGTCAGCTTCGAATCTCTTAAATGACATATCTTATTAGTTTGATTTAGTGATGGTTACTGGAATGGTGAGTCTTGCTCCAGAATCTCTACCTATTAACGTAAGGGTGGTCTGTAGTTGAGTAGTGGTACCAAACAATGTATTGACTGTTGTAGCTGAAAGATTGATTGAAGTACCGATCACTGTCTTAGATACATTAGTACCAAGAGTAGTGGTGGTATTCAACCTGTTTGCCTCTTCAGTATTAATACCTACTCCGTTAAACGTTGCAAGAACTCTTACGTCTGCAATAGTGGCTGTGTAGCCACTTGGTTCAAAGGTTTGATTAGCTCCTAAGAAATTAAGAGTCTGGGGAGTAATTGCTAGAGAGGCTCCTTGCTTTAGCGTGATTGAAGAATATCCAATGTTAAGAACCGGTAGGCGAGCTGTACCTCTAGGAAGAGTGACAAGCTTATATTTCATAATTTGAGTCTCATCCGGGAATGCTTCAAGCAGCGGCATATTCTCTATAGCCTCGCCGTAGTACGAAGATCCTGAAGGATGAGTTACATTGTAAAGGGTGTAGTCGATTTCATCGTCAGATAGAGCGAATTGCGTGATCCTGAAAGATCCGTCGCCTCTTGCTAGAAGCTCTCTACCTTTCTTGGTTAGGATAGCATCTACTGTTACTACAGAGTTGTTTAAATATGCCATGTTTTAGTGGTTTATACTAATAAATATGTCTTTTATAAAATACCTTTGTTTTTAAGGTCGGAGATTATTCTTTCGTAGTTTGCTTTTAGCCTAGCAGAGGGATATTTAGGGAATAGTATTCCGTTGCTCTGAGTGCCTCTTACTCTATCAGTCTTCATTAATATCATATTACTGGTGGGGACGTATCTGCGAATGGCAAAGAAGTCCTTGTTGGCTGCTTTATTTGGTTTCGAGTTTAAAGTTATGTAAAGAAGCTGTTCGGTGTTCTGTGAGGGTTCCTGTACGGCTGTTACTAGAAAAGTTCTAGCTTCATCGTTATTAAATGTAATTTCGTCACCGGGCTGGACCGTAAAAGGAAGGGTTACTGTGTTGAATCCTTGGTTTGCTGCAGTTGCGTTTCTTATTCCAATATATAAATTATCATATTTTGAAGAAAGACTAATACTGGCGGTTAAGGTGGTGTTGCTTGCAGCACTTCCGGTGGTAAAGAAGAACCCTTGTCCGTTATCTGATTGAGCTACAAACGTTGATCCGGATGCAAAACTAGTTGCTTGGAAAGATCTTCCAAATAGGTCCAAGGTGTCTAGGTTTTGATCTAGAGGCTGCACTACTACCCGGACTACTGATCCGCTGTTAAAATTACGGAAGCCGCTTTCCATAGTGATATCAGGTCGCGAATTAGCACGATAAGATACTCTTTCACTTGCAAGAGTAGTAACTGTGTTTGAATTAAAGGTGCCGTTACTACTCACCTCGATCCTGTAATCAACCTCAGCTGTTCGGAAGCCGCTGCCGTTGCTAAGTTCTACGCCTGAACCGAAATGTTCAATGAAAGCTGAGAATTTTACTGGCTGTTGAGTATCTTGGGAAAATGAATACCTAGAGGTACTTGTGTTGTAGTTATTTAGGTCGTCTTTCTTTTCGAGTGAAAAAGTAACAGCAGTTATAACCGGGTATGAGGTTGATGGTGATTGGGTACCTGATCCCGATGCTGCGGCATCGTATGTTTGAAGATCGGCATCAACATCGAACTCAAGCTGGTGTGAGGCGGAGTATGCTGGCTTTAGATATTGAGAGGCTGTATAGCTGTAGAGTATAGGTTCAATCCTTACTCCTGACCGTAGAACTTCATTCATCCCCAGGAGCTTTGCCTCTGTTCCTCCTATGGCTGCAGACTGTACTGATATCTCAAACTCAGAGTCTGAAGGGAACCCTTGCTGTAAGATCGGTAGGGCGGTGGGTGAGTCGGGGGTTGTTAAGTTTCCTAATTCGTCTACAATGTAAGATATCACAATAGCGTTGGCTTTGTTATGCTCGGGTGAGAAGCCGGATATGTAGTCAAATATACAGAAGTAGGGAGTGGTGTGTTCTATTACTGGTGTTTTACCGTAAGACTTATCTCCGTCTCTAAATTTATTAATTAACTGTCCGGTTAGCTGCTTACCCCCGTACCGGCCGCTGATCAGACCCGGGCTTGTGTGGAGGAGTTCTTGAACGTCTGCTCGCTCGGCTATATTATTCCTAATTGCAACTATGTTTACAGGAATATTTGGATTGGTAGAATAGTCAACTTTTTGAACGTTGGCGGTGTTAGCTGGGGTAACGGCGTTGTTGAAGAGGGCATTAAAGTCAGAGTTATCAAAGTTTTCTGAAGTATAAGGTTCAAAGATAGTACTAACTGCAGTTTGGTTTGATCCGGAGATATTACTGCCACCGACTGTTACGTCAAAGATATAGGAATCGCTTAGTTCCTGCCTTCCATAAATTCTGTATGTAAGAGTCGCGGACGGAGTATTACCCACTCTACTTGTATGTGGTATAATAATTTCTTCAACGCTCTCAAGCTGTTTTGTAATATCAGCTCCGTTAGCGCTAGTTTTGCTGATCCTAAGCTTTCTAACGTCAAAATATGTTACTGGAAATACGGGCATTTATGTTTACTTTTTATGACGATGCTACAGGGGTGTCAACAAAGTATACACCTTCTTGTATCCAGATATAAATATCTCCGGCTGGAATACTGCCAGCCAGTGATGTTGCGTCGGTTGTATTAATGACGTCAAAAGTTAAAAGGGGCTGTTCCATCTTTTTAAATGGATTATTAACATTTAGACTGCCGGTATATAATCTTAAATTTGATCCCCCTAATTCACCGTTGATAGTCTCTTCGTTAGCATTGAAGATTTTAATCACCGGTCCTGATGGACTTCGTAGGCTTTGACTGTGGGCGGTGCTATAGTCGGCTAACACTCCTCCGTTTGATCCGGTTATAAAGGCGGTATCAATTGAGCTTGTGTATTCAGGTCTTGTTCCCGAGGATTGTACGGACTTTACCTTGCTTCTATTTAAGATGTGAGGTTTTATAATTATCCCCGAAGATGTGATATCCCGGGCAGGTACAAAATCTTTAACCATCTTAAAAAGTTGATTATCGAAGAATTTTATTAACCTCACAAAGTCGCGTACGTCGTAGGCTGAAGAGCCTGAGAGTATTGTTTCTGCTACTCTGTTTAAATTTCCGTACGTATCGTTGCTGTATCCGGACTGGTACAGGTACCTGGGATCACCAATGTATTGATCTAAATCAAAGCTCGAAGTTATACTGCTGCTTATAAAATTATCTAAATTGTAAGCAGGAGAGAATCCTACCTCTACGATGTTTAGATCTTGAGTGTACTTCTTATTGTTTTGCTGAATTGTAGAATAGTACGATAGAGTGTTTCCTGAGGTGATGCTTCCGGTGTTGTCTAGTCTGATATTACTCCCGGTTAGTGCAGTAGGTCCGAAATAAGGAGTAGGAGTTAAAGTATTCACACCTCCGTAAGTTCTTACTTGAAGCGATCCACTTGGAATACCGAAACAGTTAATAAGAGCTCTTAAACCTCTTTCAGTACCCTTGGACTTGATAAGGTAAGGTAAGTTGTGGTAGATTCTTTTGTAAGTCTCTGCAAGTAAATCTCTATCAGGTGTGGGTAGGTTTGATGCAGTTACAAATGAACTTATCTGCTCGGATCCGCTATCGTAAAACTCACCTAAGAACAGCGAGCTTAGATTAGCGATTGAAAAATTTGAGCTATAAAGTTTAACTCCAAAACTCTTCAGAACCTCCCCTATTAAGTCTTTTGATATCCCGTAGTCTATTCTATTGTCAGCATTGTACTTATCGGTTACAGCTCTAGCATATACCCACAAGCTGTCAAAATGCTGACCTAGCATGTTTAGGAACAATGAATACGGAGCATTAGAAGTGTCCTGTCTGATAAACTCAGGAACCGTGTAGACTAGGCTACTCTGATTTACCTCATCATAAAGTGAGGCGACTAGTGACTGTGAGTTATACCAGTTAACTGCCGTAGCGTTACCAACCGGCAGGTTTACGTACGGTAAGGCACTTCCTGATTTTGGCCAAGTAGAGCTAGAGCTTTCAAAAAATAGATAGTTATCGTACCCATCAAATTTCTCTATTACACCCTTAACTAAGTTTTGATAAAACGTTACGCTTGTAGAAGAGGCTAGGGATGCGGTTGTACTAAGTGCTGTACTGATTGCGTTAGATGCGCTGTTGTAGGTCTGTATTAATTCGAGTTTATGTGCGAAATTGTTTAACCTCTCTTGAGCTGAGGAGAAATGAACAAAGTTACTGTAATCAGCGTAGTCAATATTTATTTCGGCTCCGCTCTGACTTACTTGATTTAGTAACCTATAGTAGCTGCTGGTGACTGGGAAGAGATATAGCTGATTGTAGTCTAGAAATTCAGTTGGTTGAGCTGACTGTCCGTCGAGTTCTGATGTGAAGTTAGGGCCTCTCAGAATGGGGAATACTTCCGCATCCGGCTGTGTTACAGCTTCAATACTGTAATTTACACTATCGCTTACTACTTCTACTAATCTAAAGTTTACTTTGGTGTTAATTGCAGCCGGTAGGGGTTCGTAAAGCTTTATTACGATATTTCTATCGCTATCTACGTTTACATTTATCCCTATTAAAAGGGTACCGTTTAAAAAATTTAACCTAAAATCGTAGAAGTAGGTTGATGTATTTAACTCTCTTTGAAGTTCAGCTATAGCAAGCAGCAGCTCAGGGACTTCTTCTAAAGTCTTAGCTTTTATTTCCGTTCTATCGGGAGAAATTTCTGAAATGAATAAGCTTACGTCTGAGATATTCCTTAAGAAGTTGTACAGTAGAGAGACTCCTCCTTGATTGTAGCCTAGAGTTTGACTATCTTGAATAGGGTCAATATAGAGAACGCTAGTTCCTTCCTTGCCCGCGCTTGCCGAGTTACCTAGCTCCTTGTATCCGGTGTAGTTTGGAATTAACTGAAGTAAAGTGTTGTCTTGAGCGTATATCGATAGCTCGATAAGGTCAGTTGTAGAGTTAAACTCAGAATTAATAATATACTGATCTACTAACCCTGTATCTTCGGCTGAGTAGCTGTTAATTCCTTCTACATTTGGAACTTCTTCAGTTAATATGTATGTAGTTTCTGCCATTAGACTTCTGATTGTTGAACTGCCTGTGCACTAAGTTTTACTATTTCAGTACTACTTTCTAAAAGCTCTTGACGGAGTTGTGCGATCTCGTCTAGTAAGGGTTGAATTTCAGCTGACTTATCCTCAGAAGAATATACTTCTGAGCTTCTCTTTACTAGGTGTTCGTGGGAGTTGGTTTCTCCCCTTATGGGAATAGTAAAGAATAACTTATCGTAAAGTCTAAACAGTTCTTGTATTGTGTCTGGATCCTGTTCAGGAACCGGTTCTACAAAGGTTTTGAAAGACCTGTCAACGACTGCGTTAAATTTATTGCGATCTAGAACAGTCCTACTTAAACGTATTTCTTCAGCCATTTCTTACAATTTTGAATACTTGACCTTCATCCACGATAGTAGTTGATCCTCCGATCTCAGTCTTGATAAGGACTCTGTAGTGCCTTTCAGGCTCTAGGCCTCCCATATGAATATCAAAGTAGCTGCTAGAGGTACTAGTGCTAATCTTTGTAAATAGGGTGTCAAAGTCAACCACCATTTCGTGGGTGTTCTCGTCTCTTAACCCCCAGTAGGAGGTGGCGGGCAGTCTAAAATTAGTTAGGTAGCTTGATGAAGTTGCAAACGTTCTAGCTGGGTATTTAGGTCTTACGTTAAGTTCAAATCTCTGTCTACCTTGGTCAGCATATTCTCCTCTGTTATTTTTTAGCTTAATGCTAGCGTTAGGATCAGTGATGGTGGTAAGTCCTGATAGGTACTGGGAGTCATCCCATTTAATTTCAAGGCAGGGTGGGTAGATGGTGTGGGTTAAGTGGGAGAAGTACCGTAGGAAGAGTTGACGGTTATTACTGTAGGCTGCAAACTCAGCACTGCCAGAGATTTTAAGTAAAAAACCGGCGTTGTCTATACTACCGTCATACTGTGCTTTTACTCCTTCGGTGACGTTAATGTTTAAGTCGTGAGTTGAATTTACAGTATGAGACTGGTACATATTAAAAACATACCCGGGTGTATCTGTGTACCATGCACCACCGCCGGGTTCACTGCTGGAGTAAGAGGTAACAGTTTCTCCAGCTATACTATCAGAAGTCCAGTTGTTTGACCCTGATGATTGAGTAAATACCCATGAAACTCCGCTAGAATTCTTGGGTGTATCGTTGTATTTTCCGTTTCCTGCTACCCAGGTTGTGAGTGTTGCACCGGGAACGTACACTGGATATGCTTCAACTGTGTAAGAGTCAGGGACTTCGTTTGCGCTTGCTAAAGAGAGCCTTAGTGAGGCGCTAAAGCTTGTAGCTGGCCGGGTTGAAGAAGAGATAAATGTCTCTAGTACTTCAGTTATTTCAGATAAATCAAACTGTATAAGAGCTCTATTTACGAAAGAATCTGTGCCTACGGAGTAGGAACCTAACTCTAAAATCTCATCCCTACCGGTGTTCATTTCCGGATACTGGGAGTAGAGAGTTGCTGTCTTTTCGGGGAAAATTTTATAAATTGACATCTTATAGTGTTGTTACTCGTCCGATTATATCCGTGTCTGGGAATTTTACTTCAAAGATACAGGGGTCGTAGGAAGGATAAACGGTATTGTTTCTGGTTGCTCCTTTGATATCGTATCCGTACTGAGAGTAGCTACCTCCAACCTTGTTAGTGACTTGTATACTCTGAACTGTTTGGACTCCTTTGACTCTGTCTAGTAGCGGGAAGAGACTAGATAGGTTGATGCTTTGGTTAATATTCCATTTTTCTATTGCAAAAAAATCTTTAAGAACTTTGGTGCAGTTAAATAGCACATCTCTTCCTGCAAAATTAGGTAATACTATAATCTCGTAAGTAATTCCTATATTCACTATAAAAGCATCTTTTATATTAACTGCATCCGTAATCATCTTATACTGCCCTAAGTAAGTCTTTAAATTGGACTTTAAGGTAGCGCTAGATGTAGCGAGTTTTTTATTCCCATCGTATGATAGGATATAAAGAGATAGGGAGAGAGGATTACTATCAATTATGCTATCAGTCGTAGAATTACTACTCGTTAGCTGATCTTGTGTTACATAAGTTTTAGCTACTGTACCAAATTTAGGAGGCATTGAAAGAGCGCGGACAGCATAGTCATCTCTTGTTACTGTTCTTAACTGTTCGTTAAAACTTCTAAGTGAGTTCTGCCTGATTTCTTCAGAAGTATCTCCATCCCTACCACCGTCTGCAGGATTAGGATTTGTAAAAAGTAGACTATTTGCTGAACCTGTCACAGTTGCTGTTACTGAGGAGGCTAGTATAGTTGTGATGGTATCTGAAGGTACGTTAGCTTCAACACCACCGCCTGTAAGATATCTGATGGTGAGAGTTGTGTTTGCGGGTGCTAATCCGTAAGCTCCAGTATACATAAAGTTGGAGGGGTCATAGGCGGTGTCGATTTTTGACACACCTATAATCTGGTCTCCTAAGCCTACATTGGTAGGGTCTGGTGTTATTATGGAGTCGCTCTGTCCTGATGTACCTGCTCCGAACTGTACCTGAAGAGTGCCTGTAGATGTAAACCTGGTAACAAATCTTCGAGGTACTTTTTGTACCTGCAAGCTGTAGGGTGTGGTGCTGGCGTCGGAACTTAGATTCGTCTGCTCTACAAATGTAGTATCTTGACCTAGATAAGGTACTTCGTACCATCTGGTATTCCCGGTCTCCACGATGTCTAAAACACCTAAGATATTATCATCAGTTATATTTACAGTCTTAAACTTCTCAGGTGCACCTACTGGCAGGGTTAGGGTCTTTACTTCTGCAGAGATAGCTTTTACTTGTTTTTTTAGTAGAAAAAGATTAATCGTATTGCCGGTTGATGAGTCGATACTAACTTCAGTTGGATCGTAGGAGCTTGAAAATCCGAAGTTTACTGTATCCTCAATTAAAAACTTTACAGGAGACCCTGTAGTTGACTGAAGTTGTGTGTTGCCTAGAACTGTTAGAGCTTGGTCGTAATTAGGTACTTGCTGGCCTCCTACTAGTTTAGCAGGTACAGTTTGGTAAACATCTAGAATCACTTGTGATGCTGTGCTTACTTTTGGACGGTATCCCATCGCATATGCGAGTGCGTAAAGGTTCTTACTTTCCTGGGCGTACTGTAGGTAGGTTTCTTGTAGCTGGGTGTCTTGGTAGAAGGCTAGTACATCTCCTACGTATGCAGCCATCTCTATAAACATCGTACCGGGCGAAGTTGGTGAGAAATCGTTGTATGTGTCTGGGAAGTAATTCTTAGTGTAGTTTATTAGCTCTTGTTTGAAGCTACTAAACGACTTGTTAATGTACTTTATGTCTCTTTCCTCTGCCATTATAGTTCAAAATTTATTGTAAGCTCGTCAGTTATTCCCGTCTCTCTAATACCGTATTTTAGCTCAAAGTTTACAAGGTTTTCATCGTAAATTGGAACTAATTGCAAATTCCTTATCTCGACCTGCGGGAAATATATCTGCAAGCCTTGCGTAATATTCTCGGTAACAATATCAATACTCTCTTGAGTTAAGTTTTCAAAAAGTAAATTTCTAATTCCAGATCCAAATCTAGGATTAAAAACTCTCTCATTCTGCCCTGTTAAAAAGAAATTTATTAAATTTGTCCTGGTGGCATCTTTAGTGGTGTAGGTAGAATTAAAAACAGCTCTGCCCTGGAAGGGGAGAGCTACTCCTACAGCTTTTCTAGGCTGTAGATCGAGTGGGTTAATCCTACGTACGTTAAAAGCCATATGGTTGGCTCTTCTTATCAGCTAGCTTTACGATAGCGGCTGCTTTGTTAACAAAACCCAACTGAGAGAGATCTAATCCTACTTTAGGTGCTGCAGCGATTGCTGATGCTACTGCCCTGGGGTCTTCAGAGACTGGTTTGTAAGTCGGTTTGGCGGAGTAAGAACTACCTGCAAACACCTCAGACATATTAGCTCTAACGGTGCTCGGTGACTGAGTATTACCGCTCTGGTAGTCTTCAGAAGTCATGGCTCTGCTTGTCATATTAAGTGCTTCCATAAGCGGATTACCGCTTGTAAACTGCAAGGGTTGCTGCTTGGGTGCTTGGTAAACGCTTTCAAAAGCAGGACTAGAGACTGAGGACTTAGGGGTATGCACTGCTTCAGAGAGGATGGTTTTTAACTCCTCTTGAATAGCTTCTCTTACTGCCTCTTTAATTATTTCTTTAAATTCACTGGCTTTCATAATTATAAATAGATTTAGATAATTAGTTGATCAATTCTAAACTTAATTTCATCTACAAGTACTTGTGTTGATGAGCTGAAGGATGGTCTACCCTCTAGCACCACTACCCCTAACCGGTCGATAGCTACTGCGTAGCGCTGCGGAGCTACAGCTTGCCTATCAACTACCCTTATCTCTATTTTATACTCTTTGTAGGAATTGTTAAACTGGGTGATGGATTGATTAAGGGATTGAGAGAGTGCTCTAATTTCTTCATTTTCACTAACAAGGTTGGGGGCACAAATCTCGATTATTCTATCCAAGCTCTGCAATAGTCCTAGAATCGTAGCAAAGGTGCTGTTAATCGTAGATAGTACGAAGGTTCCTGCAGCAACCTCTCCACGGTATTTTTGCGAGAGCTCTTTTACCTTCTCCAGTCTATCACCAAGGGTGAGAACAAAGCCTGTAGTAGTAAACTGATTAGGAGTGGGTAGGGCTTTTATAATAGCGATAATCGGAGGTATAGCTATCAAAACTACCTGCACTCGCTGTAAGATGGTCTGTAGGGAAGTGACTCTCCGCTGTAATGCTATTACTGAGCTCTCTATGTTATCTTTGGTTGCTATCAGTATCAGGAGCTGTTCTGGTGTAGGACAGAATTGTCTAAGGCTTTCAGGGTCCTTTGTAGAATCTAGAAACTCTTGATAGGGCTCTAATAAAACACTGAGCTGTGAGATGACGGTCTGCTCTAGCTTAGCACGCTGGCTTAGAAGTACTCCAAATAAACCCTGTAGTGCCATTACTTTGTAAAGGTTTTTTTCGACTTTAAACCTTCAAGCTGCCCTTTCAGCGTGCTTACTTTACTTGCCATATCAACTCCTGCTTTCTGTAGCTGAACTATCGGCCCTCCGGTTGGTAGAGAGATTGCAGCTTGCAAATCAATTGATAAAGATAAGAGTTGATTGAGTAGATCTTCAAGTAGTGCGGTAGTTCTACTCCCGAGGAGTACAGGTTCTTGAGCGTTTTTCCCTAGCTCAATTTTATTTGCCTCAATAATAGTGGTACTAGTGGAATCGATGTTAATCGTATCTCCTGATAGTCCTATTGATAGAGGGGAGGATAGTAGTATGTGGTCAGTAGAGGCGTTTAGATAAATTCTACCGCTACTAAGCAGCACCTGGTTGCCTTTGTAGGCTTTAGTCTCAGTTGGTTTTTGAGAGTAGGATTTTCTATTAATGCTGCTCTCTACTAAAGGAATTGTTTGAGTTGAAGTTAAATATATTGAACTGAAATCCTCGTTTATATTTTCAGTAATAAACTCAAACCCGTTTGTAGTTGTTACCTGTCCGTTACTTAGAATGGTTATAGGGTCTCCTTTCACTGTACCTCCCCAGGGCGTGAGATTAGGTACTGTCTGAGAGAGTCTAAGTGATTGCCCGTTTCTACCTTCTAGTATGACATCTCCTTCGTATGGTAGCATTGGATTTATATCTACTTTTTCCTCAAAGTACTCCCCGAGCTTGGGGTCGGAAGATGTGTCTTCGGGGAAGCCAGTAAAATGAGGAGAGTTCCATATATTTACTACATCTAAGTAGTAGACTGTTTTACTAATAGCTAAACTATCTAGATTTTTTGATGCTGCTGAAACTAAAAGTACGATTTCGTTAACTAGCGGCAGGTGTCTGATATGAGACTGGAGAGGAAAAGCGATGGGGTACTGCTCGGCGGGTAGATTGTCAGTTACTTTTCCGAGAATCTTATAATGTACGCTTCCTACTAAATCGGGAAAGTTTGGATCGAGGTTAACTTTTACAACTCTCCCGGCTTGGAAAGCTTGTTTAGATCCTCTAGCTACTGCTGGGTTTGCTGACCTAACGAATAAGCCTAAGCTATTTCTAGTATCAACCATTACTTCTCCTGTGCCAGGGCGTTGGCCTGGTCTAGAATCTGTGCTAGCTCTTCAGCACCTAACTCAAATCCTGCTGTATCACCTGATGACTTAGCATTGTCCATTCTCTGAACTATGGTGAGCATCTTTACTAACATCTCATCGTTCTTAACTCCTATCTCTAGGTAGTTGGCGATCATGGGGACTACTAGGGTAGCATCACCGATATTCTCAACCAGCGGCTTAAGCTCTCCAATTAGAGCGGTGATCTGCTTATCCTTCTTTTTTGAGTTGTTATATATCTCTTCTAAGACGTCGGAGAAAGTCTTATCCTTAAACAAAGTC